CCTTTTCCCTTGGTCGCAATCTTCGTGTTAATGTACTTTGTTACTTGCACCGTATCCGGCAAGCACGTCGCTTGCAATCGGATGGTATCAAAGTTTCTAACAATCTTAATCCGAATGTTGTCCTTTTGGACAACTACGGTATCTACATTGTTTAGTGTTAACGTATCCCATAAGTTACGTTCCTTCGTTACGATTGTGGTATCCCACTTGGTCTGCCAAACATTCGCACCTTTCTTTACGGCTTGGCGCAAATGGTATTCAGCACTACAACTACCCAGAGCAAGACTCGCAATCAGGATTATCAATGCTGCAAGCAGGGGGTGTGGGTATTTCTTCAAGCTCATTCAGCCAGTCGTTAAAATTGGACGTACTTTGTTTTTCCACCTTTCTTAATTGCTTTTAATACTTCTCCTTTGTTATTTGTAGCGTCGTAGGCAACGTGAATCCACTTCGGTTGAGCATCGGTACCAAATTCCCAAATAAGTTGCTTAAACGGCAGATTCTTGCGTATGTACTTAAATACCGAAGCCATATCCTCGCATTGGATGTCCGCAGCCCTTCCGTGTACGTGGTCGCTTGTTGCACTACCACCTACCGCAGAGTTTACTGCTGGTGAACGGAATCCACTCGTTACGTTTATCACCCCGAACTTATCCCGCACCGGTTGCAGGACTTTCTGCACCAATAGTTTTAGATTACGGATTTCGTCTTGGCTTGGATTGTTGGGCAATCCAGTATCGGTATCCGTAAACTCCGAAAGCATAAAGTCCCTTGAAAGTCGCATAGGTTATGTTTTTTGTCACTTTTAAGACCCATTAGGTGCCTTTTATTGCTCTAATGATGGTTTTATCTGCCTTGACCCCGATAGGCCTTACTCGTCGACTTTTTGTTTTGGCTTTTTGTGTGCCGTCCGAGTTTTCTTTTGGACTTCTTGATTTTTTGAATCTCCTGCTGCTTCGCCATCTTTACTCATCATTAACGCAAATCCACCCATAATAAACGCACTAAACTCCGTTAGCGACGCTTTCTCAAACCAAACGAGGATTCCCCCGAATGAAATTAAGATAAGCCCTATAACGGTCGTTTTTGGATTACTGAAGATTCTACTTATCATTTTTAATATCTCGGTTCCAACGCCACAACGTGTACACAAAAGAGGTCAGCATTACAACCATCCCCGCTATCTGATGCACCTCGGCAATCGTTAATCCTCCAACGGCTAAACTCCAAGACGTTGCTACTGCACTTGAGCTATCTGTTTTCATTCTTCGAATGGTGCTGGAGGTTGGCAGTATTCGGAATCAGGATTCGCAACGCAGAACGCTTGTGCGTACTCGGTGTCCAAGGTGTAGCCAAAAGAGTTTACACCGCAGGGGTTAGGCCATACCAACGCACTTTCGTACGCAGCAAGAGCCGTATCCTGCCATACAATATCTACGGCGTAGAGTGGGTCTGTTGCTTCGCATACTGGCAAGCCCTCGGCATCGGTTCCCCATTGCGTACATAGGTGGCCAATTTCCACTACGCAAGAAACGATGTCTTGATTCCAGACGAGTTCTGTTCCTTCTGGTGTTGTTACTTCTTTTTGGATTGCTGCTTTGGATGTTGCCCAGTCAGCAAAGGTGTATTTTCTAAAGTGTTGCATCGTATCTTGATTTTACAAACTGGTCAACTCGGCAAGCTCCGAATTTGTTAGGCGGGTCTTGAATAGTAGGGCTTGGTTTGTGTTGTATGCACCAATCCCCGTAGAGCCAGACCACAATACATTCGTTTGCAATTTGTCACACGCAGGAATCGTGGAAGCGTTCGTTCCCGAAGCTACAAGTGTTCCGTTTTTGTAAAACGCATACGAGCCAGCTTTGTAAGCAAACGCAAGTTTTATCGTTTGACCGACGCTTGGCGTTGTGGTTTCGTAAAATAAATTTGCAGAACCATTGTAGCTTTGAGCGTATAAGTTTGTGCCGTCTGCACCAAAACGAATTACAAAGTTTGAAGCTTCTTTTTCTACACCAAAAATAGTTTGGTCTACTGGGATTCCGTTAATTGAACCTTCCCAATATAAAGTCCCCTCCGTCTGCCCAATTAGTGAGCTTATCCCCGTCTTACTGCAAGCGTCTGCCCCACGTGTTGCGGATGCTGCAAGGGTTGGTATGTAGGATGTTGCGTAGGCTCCTGCTTCAAGTTGTGCGCCCCATAAAAACATACCACTTGTGCCATTGCCTAAATAAGCTTCGGGACTTGCCGAGGTTGTGGTTTGCATTAAAGTAGCCATACGCACCTGGCCACCTACTAAAGCAGGAGAGGTAATAATTACACGGTAAAAACCGTTTGCTGCGCTTTGTATTGAAGCGGTAACTCCAGTGCTGAAATTTACCACAGTTCCCGTTTGCAAGTCAAAAAGAGCCGTGTGGTCTTTTGCTGGAGTTATTTCAGTTATGTTCAAACGTAAATACCTGCGCTCCGCTTGCTTTGCGTAAATGGAAGCCGTATAAACTCCCGTGCCACTTGCAAAATTGCTATCCATTGAATGGAAGTTATTTGCAGTATTCTCTACGAATTTATCAGCATTAACGTAACCGTCTGGTGAGGTTGTAGCGTTTACTGTAATAGTAGTATTAAACTTGCTCCAATACGCATTATTAAACTGCTCGCTGAATGTTACTAAATTTTGTCGCTGCGGCTCCAGCAACAAGCGGGGGCAAGTGCTACCTAAATAGTCAAGTCGGGGTACGTTAGCAACGGGGCCAACACTTACCGCTGCTGTGGTGGTGGGGATGTAGTCTGTTGCTCCGAAGTCAGAAATTTCTACTTGTGCGCCAAAGGCATATCCAGCATTACCACTTGCACTTAACGCACCATCAGAAGCAACGAAGAACGGAACGAAAGAATAGTTAGTCGCACTTGTTACTGAAAAGGTTAAACGAACACGATACCACCCGTTAGCCAAAGCCTCCGCAGAGCGACTTAAAATGGTAAACGTACCACCAGTAGTACCAAGCGCACCAGTAGTTAAATTAAACCAAGATTTAGAACTATTCGCTACGCCATCAGAAGCCTCAATTGAAACCCAGTCAACATTTGACTTCTTAACGTACAATGAAATGGTGTACGGAACCGCAGCCATTGCAAAAGCAGTTGAACTAACATATCCAACATTTGAAGTTGCGGTAATTAGGTCTGCGGTTGTTGCTCCATTTAATGGGTTCGCAATAGCGTTAGACGTTACCGAAGCGTTGTTTTTAGTCCAAGCAGCATTCGCAAAATCCTCCGAGTAGGTAACAAGATTCGTCCGCACCTTCTCAATAAGGCCCGCAGAATTTACACGGGTAGCCGTATCGCCCGTGCGGGTGAAGGTTAGGTCGCCGCTGCCGTCGGTGGGCTTTTCAGCATATACCTTGCTTGTCTTATAGCCGCTTGGTATAACCACCAAACTTGCATCATCGTAAAAACTTGACATTAGTTAAAGTTTAATTTATCAATAGCAACAACTAAACACTCGTACCCTTCGGTGGTTCCGCTATCGGCGGCAACACGAGCAACATACGCATCCGCATAAATATATGCGTTACCAAAGCAAGTAGGTACGTCTCCTATTGCTCTCGTATTGTAATCCTCGTCTCCCCAATTTGTAGAGCAGTAGATATTACCCCAACCGATGCTATTTGCCATTTTCCAGGTACTTTTTTAATTTAATTAGATTCTCGGTTTTTACTTTATAGAACCCACGAGGCCGGGCGGGAATCTCGGTCTGGGTAGATATCTTCGTTGACGTTGGCATTGTACTCCGGGAATAAAGATTGGTTAAAAGACATATAGTCGATAAAACGCTCGGTATAGTATTTTGCTATTGTGCGTTCCTTTTCTACTAAATAATCAATTTCTATTTTTTCTGCATTAACAGAGTTTTCGCTCGTGTGCTTGTACACACCCCCATTGGCTACCGTGTAAGCAGCAAACGGCAGATATTCTACCATAGCGAAGTGTATAAGCATTGGCTGTAAGTAGTCCGTTACAAGGGATAGGTAATTACCTGCAAGCGTATTGGCGATAATATCCGAGGAAATCTTATCGTACAATTTCGTACCCGTGTAATTCTGAATGTGAATTTCTTGGGCAATCTTGATAAATTGGATAAACTTATCCGTATCGACGTTACCGGAAATAACCGTATTGCGTACAATATCCTCACGCTTGATAAAAAGAGCCGTGGCCATTATTTACGAGGTTTTAAGAATCCTTCATTGGGCATATCTACCGGACGCTTTGCAACCTTTGGGTTATTCGTCTCTGGCTTGACGCCTGCCTTACGAGCTTGGTTTACCGATACGTCTGCATTCGGGTTTTTAGCGTCTGGAGTTACACCTTCTGCTTTTGCTAAATACGTCTTACGCATCCAAAAGTGGTGGCAACGTGCGCCTCCCTTGTAGAGCCATATATCGTATGTTGCTGCGCCACGAGGCCCGAATCCTGCGTTAACTTCCTGCTTACGCATACGCATAATATCCTCCTTGCGGTAGACCTTCTTTGCGTTTACCATTAACTTACAGAACTCTCGGCTGTTTGCTTTGGTTGCTCCCGGTGCGTAAGCATAACGAATCTTGTACTTACGTCCGTCTTTTGTTTCACCGTCTTGCTCGCTCTTTGCGTTTGGGAATGCTTCCCCGGTCTTGGCAAACTTTAAAATAGAATCTAAGTATTCCTCCTGCTCATAGTCTACCGGACGCTCGTCCACCAAATCCCAATTGTCCAAGTCTTCGTCTTCGCCAAACTCGTTTAGCGTTTGAAACATTTTGTTAAGCACTTCATCCGACACATCAGCAGATAAAGCAACGCTGCTATCTTCTACGCCTGTATTTTCCTCAATCACCTCGGCAGGAGCGACAATCTCTTCCTTAAACTCCAACGGCTGCAACGTCTTAAAATAGATGTTTAAAGCAGCTCCGTTGTAGGATAGCACTTGCTCTATTGCATCAAGGATAATCTCCTGTAACGGTCTAATAACCACGTTATCGAACAGGATAGATGCCGTCTTCAACTCGTCAGCATTATTACCCAAACCGCTATTGTCCTTAATGCCTAAAAGCATCGGGCTTGTTACCCGGTGGCCTACCATAATCTTCTTCGTGCATTCCTCGGAAAGGAATTGGTACTGCTCGCTTGCGTCCGATAATTGTACGGGTTCGATTGTTGCTGCGAGTTCCTTGTTATCGTTAAACGCCAAGATAAACCGACCCGCATTCGAGCTACCGGAAAACTTGTCCGCAATACGTGCCTCAATTAACGTCTGCTCGTCTTCGGTAGGTGTGCCGTTATTAAAGTTAATCAGCATCGACGGAGCAAGTCCGTTCTTGATGTTGCTGATATGGTAATTGGCTACTTCCTCCTCCAATTCGGCATAAGGAAGTGAACCTTGGTAGTCCGTTGGGGCGTAGTAGTAGTATCCTGCTTTGTAGGGCTTAATATACAGAATCTCGATTCCTGCTTTGCTCATCCCGTAGGCATCAATGCGTACCGGGGTCTCTTTGCGTTGTGCGACCCTATCCCAACTCTTTGCGTAATAGTATGCCGGGATAAACCCTTCTTCGTTGCATTTTTCAGCACGTAAGGTCTCCACCGGAATATGCTCAACCTTAACAATCTTGGAATGGTCTTGGTTGTAGATAACTTGGATAGCGGCATTGCCCATCATTTTGAAGTCGGAAACAACCTTCTTCATACAATCCTTGGTAAACAACGACATCATCATTGCGTACTCGTCGGGCTTTTGTGCGGCATCTGTTGCTGCAAGACCCTTGCCGTAAATCATATCAATAACGCCATTAATGATAGCATTATTGGTAGGGCTTCCGTTGTAGCGGTCGATTAGGTATTGGAAATAATCGTTACCATCCCCGTACTCAATCCAGTTCTTTCCACTAACCTCCTTCACCTGCGGTTTAACGTAGGAGTTCAAGGCCATAAATCTTACATTGCTCATATAATAACAAACGTATTATCTCCTGCGGTTTCTTGGTCGTACACCCCGGCGTTCACGGTGAACTTCTCAAAGTTAGTTTGGTCGGTGCAGAATACCCGGCCTCTGTATATCAAATTTACGCCACTAAACACCTCCAATAGGTAAAAGTTTTGTGCCTTCAAAGTCCAAGCAGCATTCAAGGTCATATACCCGTTTGCGCTTGTAGGTGCGATTGTTTGCGTTTGGGTGGTATTGGTGGATTCGTTCGTTAGCCGTGCCGATACAGAAGCAGGAAACGAGCGAGGGATGATTTGCAAATTTTGCGCTGTTGCGCTTGTAGTTAAAATGTTCATCCTCTAATTAACTCAAGTCGGACGTTTTGTTTTTCTTACAAACAAAAAAGCCACCCGAAGGTGGCCTTTCTGAAGTTTATTAAATTAAAAAACTTGATAAGATTGAGAAAGTAATGATTTCAATTTAGATATTTTCTGTTGAACCTCATTATTTTTTCTCTTTGAAATTTCAATCTTATTAATCGTTGAAGCGTCAACGTCTACACCAAGCTCTTTTGCGGAGGAAATAATTTCCTGTCCCATTTTATATGCTTTCTCAAACTCGGCAGTAGCAGAATTTAACTTCGGAAGCATAGATTCTACCTTTCCAAGCATATCAACAACTTCGTTATATACCGCATATTCCTTATCGATTGCATACTGATAGGACTGCTCAAAATCTTGGCGAATACCCAACTCAACTTTAACTGGCTTAGAGGCCAATATGTTGTAAACTGTTTGTTTGCTCATTTTATTGTCCTCCGTACATTTTACGCATACCATTAATAACTTGACTCAAACGCTGAATCAATTTAATGGAATCGCCCATATCTGGGATTTGGTTATAGTCAGTAATGCCTAATTGCTTTGCGTCCGCAATAGTAAAAGACAAATCGCTATCGACTGCATCTACTTTCGCTTCCGCTGACTTTAACGCCTGCAAAAACTTCTGCTGCGCTGAGTTGATGGCACTCTCCATAGAGCGGAGTTCGTCATCAATCTTCTTCAATGAAACCAACGCTTGTGCTGGCTTGATTGCTGCTAATTCTACCTTACGAGAGTTCATCTCGTTCATAATCTTCAACGCCTTTTCCATTTGTCAAAGATAATTAAAAATCGGTTCCTGAGACGATAGTTGTAATTCCAGCAGCAGACAAAGTACCGTCCAAGAAGTTAGCAGGAACCTGCTCTTGTCCGTTCAGCGTCAAGGTGTAACCAGAAAGGTCTCCCATAGCAGCACCGGTAACAATCGTACCTCCGGTTACTTCGCAACCGTGTTCCAAACCAGCAACAAAGTAGTTACCGTTGTAGTCCTCAACGATTACAATCGGACGTCCGTAAGCCATTAACTTGATTTCCTTGTTTGATTGCTTGCTCAATTTGTGCAAGGTCAAGTTCAAGGTTTGGTCAAAAAACGTGGTTCCGTTTTCACGGCTGGAGGTTACCGCTTGCTCGAATGAGGAGTTACCCTTCAATTCGTATTTGTAAGCCGTTAAACCGCTTCCCAGCGTGTCGATAGCGTCTGTATTGGTAACGTCATAAGTTACCGTCAAGCTCTGATAATTCAGAAAGTAAACCGCTGTGATTCCACCTACAACGTCCTTGCAGGGTTCAATGCGGCCAAGGGAAAGTGCACAAGCCATTTTATTTTTGTTTAATTTGTTAAAAAAGAAAGGGGTGGGGCGTCATTACACCACCACCCCTATCAGGATTTTTAAGAACGATTAAGCTCCGTAGTAAACGATGTCGCTACCGATTCCGTATTGGATACCTGCGCTCATACGCATAATCAAGCGGAAGTTTTGCGAGCCGTCGATGTCAGCCATATCAATCAGACGAACCTCGTTCTTATCGCTCAACAAGCCAGTTCCGAAGAACAAGTTTGACTTCTGTGCAGCAACGATTTTGTTAGAAGGCAAACCTTCGGCCAGAGCAACCTTGATACCATCAAAGTACAGGTCTTGTGAACCGTACCACATAGTTCCTTTGTTGTCAACACCATTAGCACCTACTCCGGAAGCGGCGAAGCCACCCAAAGCACGTACGTAAGCCTTGGCTACGTTCTGTGGAACGAACAAGGTCAAGTCCTGCTTACCGTACAAGGCAGAAGGGATAGCGTCAACTACCTTGCCCAATTCAGCGATTACGTTAGAAGCAGTAACGGTCGTACCGGTTACGTCTACAACGTCAGAATCAGCAGCGAACAATACGGTAAATCCGTCGAACTGGCCAGCAGAAGCGTTAACACCAGCCCAAATGTTTTGCTCGATACGAGCAGCAACCTTCTCGGCAGCGTAAGCAACGATAAAGTCAGTAAAAGAGGCAGGTACATTCTTGAATGCAGAGTAACCCATCTCAACGGCTTGCCAGGTTTGTTCGAAGTCCTTTTTGCACATTTGCAAGTTAACCTGGAACTCCTCGGTGGTCAAAACACGCTCGGTCAAAGTAACGGTAGACGTAGGGTCGAAGTCGCAAGTAGCGTTCTTCAAGATATCGTCAGTACCGACCTTTTGGATAACGGATTTGTAATACACGTTGGGCATTACCTCGATAAGACCTTTGTCCAAGGTTGGTGCGCTCAAAAGAGCAGCGGCAACGTATTTACCGGCAAACTCGCCAGCATACGTAGTAGTGATTGAAGTGGTCGTAGCCATTTTTTATTTGTTGGTTTATTTGTTAAGACGTGCGAGAACTCGGTCGATAGCAGTCTCCGGGCTGTTCTGTGCGAGGTTAACTCGTGCAGGCGCAGGGGCTGCTTCTGGGTTGTGGCGGATAGGTGTAGCGGCAGGCATATCGCTTGACATCTCCTGCTTCTTTTTAGCCATCTCCTCTTTCATTGCGGACAATTCAGCCCGCATCTCCTCAAGGATAGGCATTACTACCTCCTTGATTTTGTCCTCCATAGTTGGCTCGGCGGCTGCTTCAACCTCGATTTCAACTGATGGGGCTTCTTCTTCTACCTCGGCTGTTGCTTCTTTGATTTCACCGATAACACCTTCTTCGGCTACAACCAAGATGCGGCCATCCTCCATTTCGTACTCACCGACTGGGACAGCGATACGGTCTTCCTCTGATACGATGAAAATGGGTTGGCCTGCCTCAAATGATTCAGCTTCCAAGACGGTGCCGTTATCGAGCTTGGCTTGCGCCAACTCAACTTCGGAGGTCTCAACTGCGGACAGCTCGGCAAAGAATTTTTGGAAAATTTCTGTTGCTTTCATAGTTTTTATGTCTATAAAGGAGACTCAACAATTTTGATATGTTACATTTTTGACCTACATTGCGATATGGTTAAGCGACAATACAAGGTTAAGGATTCAAATGTTGAGTTATTGAATGACTATATTAAAAACGTAAACATTGTATTTCAGGATGAGTTGTTAGAGGAGGAGACTGGCGATGGTGATGATTTTTATATAAACTATTTTCCAATTTTGCCTGGTACTATTATAGAGGCGCAACAAACTTGTGGCGTTTACGGAAAAGACGTTCCAGGGATTGTTGGCTCACACGTTATGTGTAGTGGGTGTGATAAAATAGGCAAAGTAATAAAACATACCATATTATCAAGATTTGAAATGCACGATAGTTGCGTATCGTTCAAAGTTTCAAATTGCTCGTCTTGTCAAGCTAAAAAGGTTAGCAAAAGCAATAAAAAGAGAATGGCTGCTGATGAGGACTTTGAATTTTTGACAAAATTTAGAATTGCTCACGCAACAAGGTTAAGAATGTTGCTTATGTCCGGAGAGAAGAAAAAATCATTCTACAAGCTAATCGGTTGCGATGCTGAAACATTGATAAAACACATATCATCACATTTTGAGCCAGGTATGTCAGCAAACAACTACGGTAAAAAGGGATGGGCAATAGACCACTTGATTCCTTTAAGCTGGGCAAGGAGCAGGGAGGAACTCTTTAAGCTTTGTCATTATACGAATCTTGCGCCAAAATGGAATGCGGACAATATCCGCAAGGGTAACAAGTATGGGGAAATCATTACCGAACAAGGAATTATACGCATAACAAGGGAAGATTACAACAATCTTATTGAGGAACCTTCACGGTAACGCCTACGCCTTGTGCTTGCAACGAACCATCGCAGCACTTCGAGGAATAGGTGTTATCCTTACAAAGGCATCCACGCTTGCCCCCTTTGGGGGAGGAACGGCTTGGGGTCTTTTTCATAGTTTACCTAATTCTTTTAGTTTAGATTCTGCCCAACGCTTGGCGGCAAGACCGCCCCATAGCAAATAGGAAATAGTACCGCAAGCTTGCGTATCGTTCTCGTCGTAGTACGCTTCCGCACGGGATAGGTACGAGTACATACGGGTAATGGTCTCTACGCTGATAGGCTTGCCGTCTGCAAGTTGTTGCGCTCTAATCTTGCCTACTGCCGTGGCGCACTTGTTACCGCCCTTCTCGTTTAGTTCAATTCCTCGCTTGGCGTTATTGCGTACCGCCTCTGGGTAGTCGGTGTAGGATTCCATCTCGATTCGCTTCTTGCTCTTTAAGCGGCCATCCTTTTTAATCTTGGCAATAATGTTAGAAAGCATAAATTCTGCTTCCTCCTCCTCAATGCGCTCAAGGTGGGATTCCATTTGCATCTTGTCAACAAAATACCCTTCAATAGAAAAGCCCTTAACCCGTCCGGTCTTAACGTAGTTATTCCAAATGTTTTCGTTGTTAACCTTCATTGATACCATCCACGTACCTTCGGGTAATTCCATTCCGTAGATAGCGGTCTTGTCCTTTTGTGGGTCTTCAACAATCCAAGATTCGACTACCGATAAACCGCTTAACTCTGCGGCGTGTTCGAGTGTGGTGTTTCCCTGATAACCACGCATCAAAAACAACTCCGATGCCTTGCGTACCGTCTCCTTGGAAAAGTACACGTAAAACTCCTCTCCGCCTTGGTTGCGGTAGATTGTTTTATTCGGGATAAGGGCTGCACCCATCAGGATACGCTTCTCCTCGTCTTGTGCTTTGAACTCTACTTCGTACTCCTTTGCAAGGGTAATAAAGTTTTCTTCAATCGCTGGGTGTTCAACGATAGAAATAGCGTTGATTCCGTTTAGTCCTTCGGTTTCCTCAAGGACAAGTTCAATTACTTTTTTCATTTATCCGAATGTTGCTGTTCTTGCTCTGCGTCGTGCTAATTGTTGTGCGCTTGTTACTTGACCTGCTACCACGTATGCTTGAATCGGTTGCTGATTGCGGCCGTTTACACTTGCGGCTAATTGGTTTATTCCACCTTGGCCTACCACGTTAAATTGCGGGGACATAGAACCTGCGGAACTCATATCAGGAGCGTTCGTATCCGGGGTCGGTGATTCGGATGCGCTAAACTTTGTAGCTGCAATCTTTGCTACGTTAGCAGCACCAATAACACCCGCTGCAACGGCGTTAGCAACCCGTACCGGGAACGGTAACAAACCATCCGCACCCTTTGCGCCTAACGCACCTACAACAGCGGTATAAGTCGCCATTGTGGCGTCTGCAATTTGTAATGCCTTGTTAAGTTGGAATGCCTTACGTTGACGGGCTTCGTTATCGCCCGCAAACAATTCGGACAAAGAAGCAAGAGCCGATAACGATTGCTGCGCTAAATTCATATACGCATCATTAACCATTTTGCGGTCTTCAATATCCTTCTGGTTAAGGTCTTTCTTAATCTTTGCCGTTTCAGCTGCGGAGTTTTGCTCAACCTCGGCACGTTGGTTAATAAGCTCGTTGTAACGTGCGGTTCCTTCTTTGGTTACTGCTAATTCGTCTTCAATAGCGGCAATACGTGCGGTCTTTAATAATTCAATGTTTTGCAGCTGCACGTTCAAACGCTCACGCTCGGAGTTAATCAATTCCGCATCAAGGTTTAATTGTGCTTCTAACCGAGCGATATACGCCTCCGTATTGGTGCGTTCAATATCCTTCTCCTCACGCAATAACGAAATGTAATTCATTTTTTGCTCGGAGCGTTGCCCTTCCAAGCGTTCCTGCAAGTCCGTAAGTTCCAAGTTGGCCTGCGCCAATGCTACGGCGTTCTCCGTGGTTGCATTGATATTGTACTGCGCCTGGGCAAAGGCAATCTTCTTTTGAATCTGCTCGGCTTCTAATTTGTATTGCGTTTCCAGAATCTTGCCCAAATTCTCATTGGCCTTAATCCTATCCTCAATAGAAGCAAACTCATCGTCCCGTTGTTGACGTTGTATTTCGGCTAACCGCTGTTGCTCTAACTGAATCTTTTGCCGTTTAACATCTGCAAGCGCTGCGGCCTTTTCAAGTGCGGTTAACTTTTGTCCTTCCTTGATTGCCTCCTTTACTCGTTTGGTTACACGCTCTGCGGCCTTGGCCACAATCTCAAGCCCACCTTCCTCAACGCCTACAACACCGTCTACAACCTCGCTAAACGCTTCCTTAGCTTGTTTAGCAGCCGCTTTGAAGTCCCCGGTAAAGAACGCTAATGCGGCCTTACCCAATGCACCAACGGCGTTTCCGATTTGTTGAAAATAGTTAAGTACGTAATCTTTGATAATCGTAGCAAAGTCCTTAATCGCTTGCACCGGGTCAGTAAACAGAGCGTCCAACGCTTTCTGCACCATCGGGAATACCACCTCCGCAAGGTCGGAGAATAGCACCTTGATTACGTTCATTGTGGTATTGAAAAGGTCTACCACTTTTTGGTTGGAAGTAAACACCTCCATAATAGCATCGCCAACGAGGGAAACAACCGTAAGGCTCTTAATGGTGTTGGCCAGCTTTGATATAGCACCTCCAGTTTTCCCGGCTTGCTTCTCGACGTTCTTAACGCCTTTGGCCATTGAATCGAATCCTTGCTTGGATTCCGTCTTTACGTTATCAATGGAGTTCGCTAATTTGTCAACGGATGCGTTGAGCTTCTCCAGGGTTGTTTCTAACCCGGAAGCATCGCCCTCGATTTTTACTGTTTCAACGACCGCCATTTTCTAAACTTTGCGTTTTTACCACCTATCTTGTACATTCCCTTTGCAATATCAATCTCCGGCGATACGCCGAAGTAATGCTCGCTATTCAGGAGTGCAATCAAATAACTCAAATAAGATTCCCTCATACATCATTTAATAGTTCGAACTCTGCCTTGCCCGTGGTAAGGTTAATCTGCACGTTGTTCACAATCCACCTTTCGCCGTTCCATAAAAGCTTATTTGCAAGGTCGAAGTTTAGAATCTTGCCCAAAGGCAATATAGCAGGAATGCGTACCAATCGACGGGATGGGTCGTACAAGTCCGTAACATAATCACTCCAATAAGTATTGTAGAGCGAATTGTTTACTGATTCAAAAAACCACGGGTCGAGGTCGGCTCCGTAGTTTAACGAATAGGTTAATGCGGTGTTTGTATTTTTATTGGATGCGTTTGCGTACACAACGGTTGTAACGGATACGGCGTCGTGCCCGGTAATCGTATTTGTCGGGTCGAGAAACGATAATGTTGCAGGGCTAACAGTTACCGGGGAGTTAACATAGAATAAAAAGGGTTGCCCTAAATACGTTTCCAACTCACGGGTTACTGCGTATCCTGCTAACAATTTTGTTAACGCTCCACCGTCTTGGTCGGTTAAGCGGGTGAATAGCATCTGGTCAAATTGCGGTTGCACCGTCAACTCCTCGTCAGTATCGAATACAAACTCCGAGCGCAAATCGCCATAACCAACGTCGTTAGTTAGTCGGTATTCCTCCCCGGTAATTGCACCCGTCTCGTTGTATTGAAATTGGATTTGCTTGTAAAGTTGCGGACGCTCTACCTGGCTTTCTGTAATATCAAAGTATTGGGATAGGTCAACATCCGTTCCTGCTGCATACCAATCCTTGAGTGGTTTTAATTCAAACTCCCTATCGTTTATCGGAATAATAACCAGATTAAACATCTTGCACAGCGAAGCCAAGAAGTCGGTAACCTTTTGCTCTGGCATCAAAGAAGGTATATCTATAACAGCAATCGCTGATTGCGCTCCGGGGTTGTATGCTGAAACATATTGCGTGTTCGGCGAAAAAGATAATTGTATCGCCACTTCGTCAACTGTGCAGGTGGTCGTTTCGTTGGTGGATTGCTTAAAAGCAAAATACACAACTGAATTGTTAGTTACCGGTATTTGTGAGAATACTAAAACAGCACTTCCGTTTTCGACTTGCTGCGCCACCAATACCTCGTCAACGAAAACACCCACCGTGTAATCATTGGCATAAGCCCCAACGTCTACCGAAATAATCATATCGTAAACATTCCCGGAACCAGTTATTCCTTGTGGGGTAAACGTGCTATTTGCATAATTCCACCAATCAGTTGCAATTACAGCATACGGGGTCGGTGCAATTAACGAAACCCACCGCATAGCATTCGGAATATCCTTATACATATACCCAGCCCGGCGGTGGCACCACATATACAAGTTCTCGTAGTCCTCAATACCAGATTCGCTTATGTTAATGTCGTACTTAAGTTCAATAGCGTTAATAATCGCCTCAATAGTAATGGCGGGCTTCAAGTCGTAGTATTGAACTCCGTGCTTTTGGTTTATGCTGTGAAAGTATATATTGTTCGGGTCGGTCTTGGTGTTATCACTTTCGTAAAACCAAACGTCCTGCGCTGTGATTAACGGAAAAACAATCGGATACAACGTACGTCCACGCAAGCCCGTATAAACATTGTTGGGGGTGTAATCTAAATTGTGAGTTGAAAGGGGTTCAAGGTCGTATAAATAATCCTCCCCAAACAAGTCCGTAAGATTCACCAACAGCCCGTAGAACGTAATATCGTAAGCATAGGGCGCATTTTGGCGCATCTGTACACCTTCCAGTTCAATAGAACCATAACGGAATAGCAAGCCGTTAATTTCAATGTAGCCCTCGGCACGCAATCGGTAGTCCGCACCACCCACAATATCCGTACGGTAGTAATGGGAAAAGATAGCGTTATTCCTTGGCGTTGCTGGAACGCTGAACCCCTGGGTAAAGTCAGTAAAGACCTTGCTTATATCTTGAATGTTTTGTACGGATAGGTTAATTACAATGTCCTCATCCCCGAACATATCAAGTTCCTCGTCCCCTACAAATAGCGTTACCTTATTTTTCATCGAATGTTGTTCCTAATGTTCCAAGCAATCTCAAACGTCAAGGTGTAATTAATCATTTTGGCGTTCACCTCCTTGAAGTATTCAACACCTCCGTCGGTTGGGTTAGCCGTAAACTCCTGCCCATCGTACAACAAGGATACCTTCTCGCTCATTAAAAGCTCACGGATAACGTCGTCGTAATTCTCGTCTACCCATCCCGTGTTTACGGTTATCGTTTCTCGGCTGTTGACGTCAAAGTTACGGTATTGCAACTGCTGGGTTACGTCGTAAGGACGTGGCAACTGCGGCATATAACTTTCCCGTGTGAATCCTCCGCTTCGGGTAGATACCTTGAAGCAAGTTAGGTAATCGCTTACTCCGTATCGGTTAATGAAGGTAACACGTACCGGCGTGTACTTGGGTTCGCAAACCAACTCGTAATTGTAATCGGTAGCGTTCTCCTCGTAACCCAATTCGGCAAGTGCTGCACGTAGGCAAGCAAACCCCTCGCACGTACCGCCGTCGGCTTCTACCCGTGCTTTGTAGTTGACTGCTGCGCTATCGCTAATCAATGAAATCGTGTAATCCTCAATCGGTTCAACACCCAAGAAAGAATCTACGCTATTCGGGCCAGCGGGAATGTAAACAATCTTTTGGCTTGACTGGGTGCTTGTGTTTGAGAATCCCAGCTCGTCAGATAGCACGTAAAAATAGTCGGTTCCGTTTACGTTGTACAGAACGCCGTTAAGGTCGGTGTTTGCATCGTACAAGGCGGGCAAGGATTGCTCGTATCCTTCCATTACTTGAATGGTGCGGTTGGTGATTAAACCTGCACCCGCAACGATTCCCCCGGATTGCGTCGTAAACGGCAGCCAGCCGTCAGTACATAGGAACGATTGATTGGCCACAATTAAACCGGTTGCAGGGGTTCCCGCATCCACATAGTCAGACGATATAGTGAACTTGCACCATACGTCCTCGGTTGTTGCTGTTTCCCAATCGCTAATAGCATCGTTCTTTAATACGGTTGTAATCTTCTCACGTATTAACTCGCTGATTTCAAACACGATAGGTTCGTCGTTAATCGAGCTTTTGATTAACGTGTAGTCCGTCGTTGGGCTTGATGCGCTGCTGCCCTGGAAAATACGCAGGGTAAGCGTAGCATTAACAAGGCCATCGTTAACGGCTGTGCCTTTGGTTAGCGTGATAAATATCGGAGACCTTGTAAACTGCAACGAGGTCGGAAAGGCGGCTATTGGTAGTCCCATTATTTTCTTGTGAATGCTTGGAAGTCATCGGGCGTAAGCTCAAACGCCTGGACTATTTCTTGTGGTAGTTTCTTGAAGTTTACTTTGAATGGTGCGCTAAAAAAGTAACTCGGCTTGATGCCGTTGTTGTACACCGACTTTGCTATTGCCCATTGCAAGTTCTTGCGTGGAATGAATCTGCCGTTCTTATCCCGAACACCTTGCAAGCCCTTACGCACTACCCAGTTTGCAAACGCCTTGGGTGGTGGCATCTTGTTGGTGTATTTGTATGGGGTGTTGAACTTACGCTTTACGCCGCTTACTCCCTTGTCTTGGTACTCGCCATAGTCCTCCATCGAGAACGTAAGCGAGAACGAGTTAGGGCCAACTGACAAGTCGTAATCCAAAGAATTGTACAGCTCCTTTGTGCTGTTCTTTTTTTTCTTGGTGAGGTTCTGCTTCGCTTGTTGAATTACACGCTTTGCAAACGTCGTTAATGCGGCTTGTACGAGTTCTTTGCGGCTCATCAGCAAATTGATATTTCCGTATTGGGTACAATCAAGTCAAAGGTCAGGTTCCAACCGGTGAGCAAGTTCTCGAATCGCTCGGTAAACGGTTCGCAAACAATATCGCCTTCGATTTCGTATTTCTCCGTGTATAACGTACCACGGCGTAATTGGGATTGCAATCCGTTCAAGATAGCCAAGGTCGTATTCAAAATATCCTGCTGGTTATCCACGCCAAAGAACGGCTCGTTCTGGTCTCGTATATCCTGCTTGGTCTCATCCACAATATCCATACACAACACCGATACGTTGAATCTTATTACGTGGTCGGCGAATGTTGCTTGGTTAACCATAATATGCGCCAACGGGAATATCGTTTGCTTGTTAAGGTCAACGTCAAAAATATCCCCAAAGGTTACAACCTTCACCAACGGGTGCGAGGATAGGTATTCGTTTATCTTTTCGGTGGCTAAATAAAAACTTCTCATTTTTTAATCATTGAAATTTCAATATCGTTTTTCTCTTTCTCAAAGGTTAGGTACGTCAGGGCCTGGTTTATTGGAAGTTTAGTAACGTCTCCAAATTTAAGGACATCTCCTTGAGCAAGCGCATAGATTGATTGATACCATCCCCATCGCTGTCCGAACTGGGCTTCTCTGGTGTATGGGTTTTCACTTCTTTCTCCAAAGAGCGAAGGGTATGCGCCGCTAATACGTTCCCTAAACGATAAAAAAAAACCAGCGCACCAAGCACTACCGAAGCGGGCATCTGCTTCATTAGTTCGTCTCGTTCGTCTGTTGCTTCGTATTTCTCAATGTCGTAGCGTTCGCCCTTTTCCTTTACTACCGGACGGTAGAGTACAGCCATTGCACGGTGCATCGTTGCCCAATCGGATAGGTACGAATCAAGGTCAACAAACTCACCCAATGAAATTTCGTTAAGTGCTGGAATGAATCCGTATTTAACTTCGTTGAGTTCAAAGAATTTAGTCAATCCAGGCTTCTCGGATAGGGTCTTGGTTAGCTGTTGCAATACGTTTACCGCATCTACCAAGCGGACGTTAGGCAGTTCTGAAAATGGAACCCCGCAGAAGATTTCAAGCATCTTCATTTGCTTGAACTCACCCTCACCTTCAATACGAGCAAACCGCTGGTATTGTTCGAGCGTGATTTCGTCTAACGAAGTTGGTACTACTAATTTAAGTTCCATAGATAAATAACTCAACGGATAGAATACCTACCGTAGTTTGGTTTAGAAAGTTTATTGTACACGGCGTAACGTGCCGCATCGAGGGCGTGATTCATTACGTCTATCGGCTTGTTAAGCAGGTTGCCGTTCTTGTCCTCCGTCCATTTATAGTTTTGAAGCTCTTTAATTAGGTTGTTGCTTCGTGCTGTTGCAAACAACTTATGCCGTTTAAGAATATCAATACCTGCGTTAATTGAATCTTGCCCCTTGGCTGTTGGCTTTACGTTCCACCCGAATCGGTGCAGTTCCTCGATTGATTTCGGTTCTGCGCTATCCGCAAAGATTTCATCCCTCCGGTCAAGGCCAAGCGACTGCAAATGGTTGTGCAGGTCTCGGTTTGTCATCCCGGTTCGGTAGAGCAACTCGTCCAAGTAAAGATTGTCCCCGTGTTGGTAGATTGCCACAATAGCGGACGGGTCATTTGTAAAACCAAAGTCAAGGCCATAGGAAAGTAGTTTTGCTTCTTGCGGGATTTCGGACGTTCCGAATTGAAAGATTGTTGCTCGGCTCATACCACGTTCACCCAGGCCGTAGATACGCCAATAGTCTTCGTCCGTGTATTGCAGACGTTCAATCTCGTTTACTATATTTTGGTCAAGGAATGGGTTATCCTTGTAGGTACTTTGTATGTACGTTACATCGTCTCTTGTAAGCAAGCGGTCGTAAATCCAATGGAAAGATTCTGAAGGGTTGTAGTCTATCCATATCTTTCCAGTAGTACGAACCAAGAGCTGAAAGAAGTCCTCCCAAGTCAGTTCGTTTGCTTCGTTGCAGAATAGGTAGTCCCGCCTTGCTCCACGTTTCTTTTGCGGTTGGTCTAACGAAAGGAACTCAAACAAGTTTCCGTTAAGCGTGTAGGTAAGGTCTGATTTGTTATGCTGCTTTTCGTCGTACAAGTCCATCGCCTTTACGATTTCCATAAAGTCCCGATAAGCGGTCATTTTAAGCGACGGCAGCGACTTACGCACAATAGATATAACCTTACCCCGTTCTTGCATTGCCAGGATAACCAGCATCTGCAATATGGAATAAGTTTTGCCACTTCGTGAGCCACCTTGATTAACTACTATCCGTGTTGGTGCGGTGTAGTTCTTCTCAAAGAGTTCACTTGTCTTGACTTCCAGAACGGACAATCTCTACCTTAATTGAAGTTAGTTCCTCTGCTACCTCGTGCGAGTTCTCTACCCGTGCCAGCTTTGGAGTTGTATACTCCGCCATCTTGTTTAAGATATCGAGTGCTGCTTTTGGGTCTTCTGCTGCTACGTCAGATAACCAAATGGTCATATTCTCCAAGTTATCCTCAATGAGCTTTTGGAACGCTTCTCGGATTTTGCCTGTTGATTTGTTAGGAACTCCAGCGGGTCTACCATTGGGGTTGCCTGATACGCCTTTAACAAGATTGGGATTACCTCTTGGCATTTTGTATTATTTAGAATTATTCTAATTAACTCAATTTCTGCAAACGCTCCAACCGCAAGTCGTTAAAGTCGTGAATGTTAAAGTTGGTGGTCATATCCTCGTGCAGGGTCAAGGCAATATCCCCGGCTTTGTTTGGGTTCTCGTGTAGGTATTTAATTGCCTTATTCCAATCGCCGTTATGCTTTACAGCGATGCAGTTCTTATCCGTTAGGTGTTGTGAGTATGGTGCAACATCACTTACAATTAACGCACAACCAGCAAAGCCTGCTTCTACCATTTTTAGGTTGGACTTACAGCGATTGAACTCACTTGGCAGTAATGGAGCCAATGCAACGTCAAACGCTTGGTATAACTTTCCGTATTCCTCTGGGGATTGTGTTTGTAATGCGAATCTTGCTTTTGCAGCTTCGGGGTATCCACCAAGGTCGGCAACATAGGATTCGTAAGGTGAAAGGTCTATCTTGTTTTGGATAAGGTCTGGAAGGTGGGATATACCTGCCACGTAACCAAAGCGCACCTCGTCAGATTCTTGACGGGTTATTTGCCATTGCGGGTCTGCGGGGTCTAATCCGTTTGGAATGATATGCACGTTACGGTTTACCTTCTTAATCTTATCGGCTAAATACTTTTGGGTAGTCCATACCTCGTCTGCGAAGTACATTGAGTTTACTATCCTCCCTGATAAGTTTGCTTTGTCGTATGTTGCTTTTGAAGGGTGGTCTAATGCCAAGTGCCACCAATCGTCGTTATCAATTATAACCTTCTTTCCGGTTGCCTTGCAGATAGCAAAAAAGTTAGCAAAGGATTCACCGGAGAACGGAAGCGCACGGGAAAATATAACGTGGGTAACGTCCTCCCAATCGGCTTCGGGTATTGGCTGTTTGTAGTTGAGTATCTGAAAATCTAAAAGCCCTTTCTCCTTTAACAGAGTGAAGGGCTTGTAAATCCGGTGGTACACCACTCCGGAGTTTTGGTCTCCAAGGCAAAGGACTTTCATTTCAAATAGTTATAGTAACAAAGATAAGCATCGAGCGTCTTGGTATTCCATTTAGCCATCTGTTGAGCAAACAATCCATCTGCTTCGTATTCGTTTCCGAATCTTACTTCCCCTATTGCATCGCAACGTACCATAAACGAGGCGGTATCTATTGTGCCTACTCTTGGTTCTTTGGTTGGGTGTAATCTTGGTTGGCCATTCTTGAATACCTGCCCCCAAGTGATAAACGGATAGGATTCGTTTTTAACGGCTTCGTACCAATCCGGGTGGATTATATTGTCATCGTCGAGAAAGTATATGTAATCGCTTCTTTTGGCCTTTAGAGCCAATATAAACTCCATACCGACGTTTCGTAGTGGATGACCCCAACTACCGGATACGTTTGGGCGTAGGTAAGTAATTCCGTTTGGGAACTCGCCTGTTGCTTTCTCGTCAACGACTACCGTCCAACTGCAATCCTCCGGGATGGTTTGTTTGATTGTTGTTAAGTTCCCAGGGCGGGAACACGGTGTAATGATGTGAATCATTTGTTGAGCTTTTTTAGGTGTACGGCTTTTAGGAAATCTTTTGACAATTCAACACCAAAGTCTGCTTCGTGGTGACATTCCCGGCACAAGGCCATTAAGTTCTCTGGCGTATCTAAAAGTTTACTACCGCCCATACCTCTCGGTTCGATATGGTGAATATCTACCGCACGGCGATTGCACACCTCGCAAGGAATAAACTCGACTGGGGATAACCCCATTGCCTTTAAGTAAACTTTAGTGTGATTCTTCATAATGTTCTCCCGTGTTTCCGTTTTGGCCAATGATATTCATTCGCTTATTCAATTCCTCTTCCTCGTCTTGCCAGCGTGCGTGGTTAGCGCATACGGACTTTTTAGCAAGATTCTTGTCAACAAACCGAACCCACATCTTTGCGGCTACCGCTTGGCGTTGGGGTTTGAATGGATAGGTGCTGCGTAAACGAGCCATTGCTATCCGCATAAATTGTTCTTTCATTTTTTGAAATAGTTTTTTATTGTGATTTCAATCTCACTCAATCTTTGCTCCGCTGATAGGCCGCTATTCTCCGAATCTATGATTTGACCGATTTCATCAAGCAAATGATAAAGTGCCATCAACTCTTGGATTTGTGTTTTCATTCGATGTCAAGGTTGTTTGCTCGCAAGTAGTTGTGCAGGTCTTTTCTTATCCTCTCGTAACACTTGTGTTCGCAGTCCGTCAAGGTTTCATACTTCAACTTACCTCGCAGGTCTTGGTCAATCTTCCAAAGTACGTGCTTAAACATTCCTCCGTTGACGGCTTCCATAAATTCGGGTTCCTCGTCAGGGAGCGTGAACTCCAATACGGCTTTCATAAGGTAAAGAATAATTTACCTACCATTGCGGCTACGCCACCAACCAAAGTGTACACAACGTCCCAAACGCTATCGTTATAGTCCCTGCGGCCGTCGAGTAGGATTCCTTTTAATTCTCTGCCGAATGCTGCTGCGATAAGAATCGGCCAGCTACCCGTAACAGCAAGGATTGCCATCCCTGCCCAAAAATGTGCGATATGGTCTATTTTCATACTAAATATATTCATAAAAGTAAAATCCAATAAAGCATCCAAGCGTAACGCAAAGTACGCACAGAACTACAACGTCTCTGATTGCCTTGTCCATTTGTAAGGGTTTCATTGTATTAGTTTTCTTCACGGATAATTTCAATCATCTTGTTAATCCAATCCTGCAAAGCCTGCTCACCATCCGGAACCTTGTTGCCGCTTGCTACAAGTTTACGCATTTCGTGAATTAGGTTATTGATTAACCTTGTATCGTTATCCAAGTTCCAGACGCACGCAACAAAGATTGAAAGCAAACGGGATGGAAAATTTTTCTTCCCATCGGATATTACCACTTGATGCAATCGCATTAACAGCCATTCGCTAAAATCATTGTTTAAGTTCTTGAAGTTTCCTTCTCGGATTATTGAATGGCCTCTTGCTCGCCCGGTATGGCAAGACGCTACAACACCATTAGATAACGTATCCCGGTATTGAATCATCCGCTCTTTTAGTTTCTTGTACTCGTCGCTTCCACGGTCAGCAAAACTCTTTACAAAGTCGTAAATAGTCCAGACCTTGTTGTTGGCATTTAGCGATATAATGATATTTTGTATTTCGTCATCATCGCAGCCATCTAACCAATCAATAACGTAGCAAGGAAATTCATTCATTCCAAGACGCTTGCCCGCCTCAAAGCGGTGTTGGCCTTCTACAATCTGGTAGCACCCGTCTCCGGGAACAACTTTCAAGGCGTCCATAAAACCGTACTCTGTAAGCAGGGTTTCAAACTTTCCAATGTGAGAATCGTAGACCTCACGGTTTCCAAGCGTGAAGCACAATTCTTTTGCTTGAATCATTTTTGCCTCACCAATTTTTATTTCGTTCATAATACGAAATTTATTAGTTGCCTACTCTAAAAGGTTTTCGGCTTCCCCTTGTCAATATCAAAGTTGACCGATGATAGTATAGTTGTCAAGCTCTGGGTTGTCATTTCCCATAAAGAACTCCTTGTACAATTCAATCGCCTCGTGCGCTTTCTGCTCACCTATCGCTACAAACTCCGGGG